GGAACTCGACGGTGACACGCATAGCAGTGCCGACACCCTCAGGGTTCCACCAACGGTTCGGGCCGTCCACGTCTCCGACGACGACGGACACCACACCGTCCATGCCGTCGCCACCCACGACCAGTTCCATCTGTGGACGGTCTGCAACGGTCTCCCTCACGTGTTCTGCGACGGCCTGGCAGTCTGCGTCAGACCTGGTGTGGTCCTCGCCGCCAGCGTCCCACGACACGCACAACAGTTCGACCTCGAACCGGTCGTCGTACTCCTTGCGGCCAGCAGTCAGGTGGGCAACCTCTAGGGTGCCGGTCACGTCACCGATGACGACAAGTTTTCCCTGTTGGGGGTCCCGTGGTGGGCCTAGGACGACGGTCAGGTCCGGGTCCTGGCTGGTGTCGAGCAGCAACCGTCGGAAACGGTCCATGACCTCTACACGTTGGAACGTGGAGACGGTAGCCATCACGCAAACCCGAGGTTTGGTCCGGCGTACGCGTGAATGGCGGCATCGAGCGTCATGGTGCCGGTGAACCTGCCGGCCGACCAGTCCGGTGTCGAGTAGCGGACGGTGAGACCGTCAGCGGTCTGTTCGTACAGCATGTTCGTCGGTGCCTGTGCGCCACGGGCGAGCAGTTCGGACCTGATGGCCTTCTTGACCTCACGGACCAGTTTCATGGGTGGTGTGTCGTGCCCGTGGTCGAACTGGACGACGACCGGCATGTGCCAGTTGAACGCGACACCGGACCTGCGCCACAGCCGGTCACCGGCCAACAGTTCAAAGTCCGTGAGCGACTGTGACACACCGTCGATGGTGATTGCGGTGACAGTGCGTACCTGGTTGGTGCGCAGCACCAGATGGTCCGTGCCGTCCCCAATGTGGTGCTCCTCCCCGAACCGGGGGACGAACGACACGTCTGCGGCCTGTTCGACGTACTCGCACAGCTCGTCACGGACCTCGGCCACCAGTGCGTCGGGGTAACGCTGCTGGTCGTCGAGCTGCTTTTCTTCGCGCAGTGCGCCAATGGTGCAGTAGTGGGAACCGACGACCTGCACCATGAAGGTCTGCTTTTCGGCCAGGGTGGCGACGGTGGCCGACACGACTACGGTGAGGTCGTCCAACGTGTTCGTGTGTGCAGCAGCTGTAAGTGTCACTTTGACACGCTGACCGACGACGGTTGCGGTCGGTGCTGGCGAAATGGCTGCGCCGCTAGTGGCACGGGTCGCAGTTACCGACACGCTCGACGGCACGTCGTCGAACGGTTCGGTGAAGACGACGACACCAGTTCCTTTTTGGACTCTCACTTGGACCTCACTAGATCAGTTCGGGCTGCCGCCACCACCAGGTGTGTACGACGACGGCAACGACCAGCCATTCAGCGGGCAGGTTCGTGGCAGCACCGAGGGCCATGGCGGGACCGGCCGTCGTTGCCAACAGTCGCACCGTATCGGTAGCGACAAGCAGTTGTAGGTGGCCGACGGCCAGTGCCGCCAACGTCCGAAAGTCTGGCGGTACTAGTGCTGCCAGCGTTGCACCCCACGGTGCTACCCAAAGCCATGCGTCCCGACTCCGGCCGGCACGGTGCTCGACGGCCGACCGGAACGGATGGTCGTGCACCCTGAGCAGCACAGGGTGCTGTGTGACCTCGTCGAGCACGGGTCGTCGTACGAGCTGGACGACGGCCGGAACGACCAGTGCGAGCAGCGGCCACGGTGACCAGGCCCACAAGGCCACCCATATGGGTGCGGATTCTTTGAACGATGCGGCCACGGCCGTGAGGAGCACAGCACCGACGACGGCGGCAGGGTCGTCGGCCATGACCATGAGGGCTGCCGCGAACAGTCCGACGGCCATTGACGGCAGGTCGACCTGCACCGGTCGGGAGACGTGCGGACCGTAGACGCCCGGTAGGGCCATCAGGAACGCTGCACAGGCCACGGCACGCCCTACGGGCAGTCCAGTTGCCCATGCCCACAGGACGGCACCAGCGGCCGCTACGGGCCACGATGCACGCCATAGGACGTTCCACCGTGACAGGTCGTCACGGCAGATGGCTGGTGCAAGCCACCTCAGGTTGAACGGTCGTGCTACCGGGGTACCACGGCCGGCCAACAGGTAACGGGCTGCGTCAGGTCCGGCCATCGGCGTCGAGTGCCTGGTCCTGTGCTGCCAGGAACCGGCCAAGTGTCTGCTGTTCGGCGAACACAGCGTCCTGCACCCAAAGTTCCTTCAGGTGGTTGGTGACGACCCCCGTGTGCACGTGGATCGGGAAACCGGCCGATGCGGCCCGGACACAGAACGAAATGTCTTCGCCCAACCGGCTGCCGTCGGAACCTTTCAGCCGGTCGAACCAGCGTCCCTGTTCGGCCGCAGACTCTGCCACTTTCTCGATGACCGTACGGTGCACCAGCAGGAACGCTGTGCCGGTACCGGCACACTGCACGACCTCGTCCCGCGGGTAGTCGTCGACACCGGTAAACCGCTTGTGCCCGTCTGCGTGTTCGATCCAGTCGAAGATCGTTGGTCGTGCCACACAGTGGTAGCCACCTAGCCCGTCGGGCTGCACTTCCTTCCATGCAAAGCACAGTGCACCGACGATCGGCCGTTCTACAGGGTCGGCCACGGCCAGCAGCTCGTGCAGTGCGTTGCAGTCAAAACCCATGTCGGCGTCGATCCACAGGCACCATTCCGGCTTTTCGTCGAGTGCCAGAAACTGGTCGTACACGTCGTTGCGTGCTTCGACGATGCCACCCGAACCGCAACGCATCGTCAGGTACTGGCCGAGTCGTTGCCCGTTCGCCATGTCGAACATGACCATGCGTAGCAACGACTGGTGGAAGTTGTGGCCTACCTGGTTCGGATGGAGGTACGCCAGGACTACGTCGTTACTTGGCACGACGGGTCGTCCGCTTTTCACCGGGCACGGCCGTGGCTGCTTCGGCGTCTGCCTTGCCACGTCGAGCGGCCGGCGTGTCCGGGTACCCACGCACGACACGGGGTGTGTCGGTGAACAGGTCGGGGTGTGCCTTCACGAACGGGTCCGACGCGTGCCACGGTTCGTCTGCGGCCAGTACGACCTTGTCCCCGTGCCAGTCGGTCACCAGGTTCGCAACTGCGTACTTCAGGTCCATGTGGTGTGTTCCCTTCGGAGAATGCAACAGGGTGCCCGGCCGGAACCGGACACCCTGTCACTGTAGCCGTCTGCGTGCTGCGCGTCGGGCTACGGGTCACCTTACCCCCTAAGGGGTATCGGATCAGGTCTGCTGGAGCAGACGGAAGTCCGTGTCGACGACGGAGTCCGAACCCACACGCTTGTAGGCGAACCAGCCACGCTGACCGGTCGGACGGCCGTTCGTCGCACCGAGAAGGTGCGGGATCAGCTCGACGGTCAGGCCGACACGGTCGACGATGTAGAACTGACGGAAGTCACCGACGGCGAGCACCGACTGTGCAGCGGTGGCCCCGGTGAAGTCCGGGAAGTAGCTGCTGATGACGACCGGCCGGCCCTTCAGGGTGTCGACCTGGCCGGTGAGGTCCACCGTGGAGTCCGCACCGTAGGACGAACCGAACGCACTGATGTCGTTGGCAACGTCGGCCGACATCACCCAGGTGGCGTTGGCCTTCGCACGGTCCGGCAGCGCCGACCACACCTTGCGGAGGTCGGTGGCCGAGAACGAACCGTCGGTGGTGAGGGCCACCTCCACGTTCGTGTTGGCGTCCAGCGCGGTGATGATGCCGGTAGGGGCCCCGGAACCGGAACCGGTGGCAAAGGCGCTCGACTCCAGCTCGTCCAGGCCAGCGGCCAGCAGGGTCGCCATCTCGTTGGCGAAACCGGGGTAGTCGCCACCGATCTCGATGCTGTAGGGGATGAAACCGCGGGCCATGTAGGTCGGGACGGTCGGCTGCGCCAGCGTCGGGGAGTCGTCGGACACCTCGGCACCCTCAGCGTCGAACGACCAGGTGACACCGGCCGACGACACGCCACGCCACTCGTCGTTCGTGATCGTCTTCACGGTCGCGATCTGACGGAACGGGTTCAGGGACTGCTGCGCCGTCAGAATGACCGTGGGGTCAATCAGGATCGGGACGCCGTAGCCGCCGGCCGTGTCGGTCAGCGACATGGCACGGAACTCCTGCCACGCGTTGAGGGCACGGGCCTCCTCCGACGTGAACACCGGCATGGGCTGCGTGACAGCCTTCATCCAGGCACTGCGGTAGGCGTCGTTCTCGGTGAGCAGCAGCCGCTTGGCGAGCTGGTCGCCACGGCAGTCGAGCGAACCGGAACGGACCAGCTTCTCGACCTTGTCGAGCTGCGCCGAGTCCAGGTCGACGACGGCCTGACGCTCGACGGTCGCCAGAGCGGCCGAACGTGCCTCGGTGGCCGACATGCTGTGCACGTCACGGTCCAGGTTGCTGGCGTCGGCCGCACGGGTCATCACGTGGATCGTGTCCGGCACGGACGCAGCGGCCTTCTGACGCTCGGCAAGCTTCGCCAGCTCGTCGATCCGTCCGGCCACCTCGGCCAGCTCGGTGTCGAGCGCGTCGACACGGCCACGGGCCTCGGAGAACGTGGCGTCCTCCTCGGCGGTGAGCGCCGAACGGGACTCGGTGACGGCGGCCTCAGTGGCAGCCTCCATGTCGGCAAGCGCAGCGCCGCGAAGCTCGATCAGCTCGGCGTGCTTGGCCTGAAGGGTCTCCAGGTACTTCATCGGGTTTTTCTCCGTGAGAGGTCGGTGAGCGCCTGCGCCGTGAGGGTCGCTGGCGTCGTATCGGTTGAAGGGGCAACAGGTCCACGGCCGTCGGCCGGTGCACTCGTCTTTGGTTCGCCGCTTCGGTGGTCCACCGGAAGTGACCGGAGAAGGTTCTCCACTACGTGAGTACCAACTCTGTCTGCCAACCTAACGGCAAAACCGGGATCGGCAAGCATTTCGACGAACTCGTCCGTACGGGACCGCAGACCGGCCGACGCAGCGTCGTAGGCAGGGAACGTGACGGGACCGAACTCCCAAAGCTGTGCGGACCGGATCGTACGTTCCGGCAGCATCTCGGGGTTCTGCTCGGTCGGGCTGCTCGGGTTGTGCCAGTTCTCGTCCTCGATGCTGAACCGGAACGATGCACCCAACTGGCCGGCCTCCAGTGCCGGTCGGAGTTCGTTCACGTAGTCGGTGTCGAACAGTTCGACCTCGTAGAACGCGCCGCGGTCGTCCTCCCCGAACGCCACCGGCACCCCCAGGGGCTTGTTGCCGATCGACGGGTCCTTGCCGTGGTCGTACAGAACCCGGATCTTGTCGCCGCGGTCGGCAAACGTCCGTGAGAACGCACCAGGTGCGATGCGCTCGAGGAACCTGCCTTCGTACACGGAGTCAATTTCGGTGAACGTGTCGAACACTGCAAAGTGCCCGTACAGGGTGTTCCCTTCGGTACTGCTGGACGCCCGGAACTGTGCGGCCTCGGGGACGGCAAGTGCACGCAACAGGTTGTCCGTCGGAAACGAACCGGACCGCTGCTCGACGGACGGTCGCACACGTGAACGTGACGCCAGTTCCACCGGCATGTCGTCGGCCGGCGTGTCGGTCACCAGGTCACCAGGAATGATCCACAGCTTGCAGACACCTTCAGGTGCGACACCCTCCGGTCCGACCTCGACGACCTCGCACGACCGGCCACCTTCGTAGAACACACAGGACGCGCAGACCAGGCCCTCGGTCTGGAACGGGGACACTGCCACATAGTGGGCACCGTCGGGTCCGTTGTCGGGGCCCCACTTGCCGAACAGTTCTGCTACGGACTCGGTGGCCTCATACTGGGCACGCTGCCTCGGTGTCACCGGGTAGGTCGTGTCGTCGATGCTTCGTGACTCCATCGAACTTGTCTCCTCGTCGTCCATGTCGTCGACCTCGTCGAGTGTTTCGGTGGCCCATGCACGGCCAGGGTTGCCACCCCATGCCGACCAGGCCACACGGCCAGGTGTCGGGTAGCCGGGTTCACCACTGTTGAAGCCTTCGGCCTCCGTGTCGGGCTGGTGACGTGCGAAGTAGGAACGCATGCGGGTCAATGTGTCGACACTGACCGGGTCCCCGTCTGCGAGCTGCTGTGCACGTCGTCGGCCGACTGCGGTGAAACCGTCACCGGCTAGTCCGTCCTCGATCCACTGCACGGCCTTGGCTGCCTCGGCCTGCACTGCTGCCGGTGGCATGTAGGTGTCGTCGGCTGCACGGTCGTCCTCCGACGCGTACAACGCTGCGACCTGGTCGGCTGCGTCGGCCTCGGTGCCGTGGCACCCCTCTAGTTCGCCGTCTTCCTTCACGACACCGAACGGCCGGCCGACCGGGCACGCCGGATGGTCGGCCACCACTTCCCACGGCATCAGTCGACCACCACGTCCGTGCCACCGTCGACAGTGTCCAACGGTGGTTCGTCCTCCAAGGCGCGTACTTCGTTGACGGTACGCCAACCGTTGCGGAGCGCAACCTCATGGGCTGCGTACCTGGTCGTCGTGTCCGACCTGAGCAGTGCGTCACGGTTGAAACGCACGGTCTGCTGGCCGGGTAGGAGTGCCGACAGTGCGGCCTCCATACGGACCAGGTACCGGTCCAGGCTGTGCTTCAGGTAGTGCAGGTCGGTCTGCGACGCATTCTGATAGGTGATCGACTCGCCGGACATGGCTGCGTAGATCATTCCGGGTGGAACACCCCACCGACGTGCAATCTGGACCGCAGACAGTCGTGCGGCCTCCACCAGCTGCGCAGACTCGGGGTTCGACTGGACGGCCTCGTACTTCCAGCCGGAACCGAACACGGCAGGTTCACGCGAACCTCCCTGTGTGGCCTTCATCCACGCAGCCTTGATCTTCTGCGCGTCGTCAGCAGTGATGGCCTGGTCCGTGTACACGATCGCAGACGGGTGGCCGGATGCAGCGTAGAACCTCGATCCGAACGCCTGCACTGCCAACGATGCGTCGATCTCATTTGCCCCGTAGTCAACGGGGGACAGTGCGTACCACGAACCGGCCGGAACCATCTTGCCAGGTGCGTGCCACAGGTCGCCGTTCGGGAACTTCTCCATGGTGCGGCCGTCGACCTCGACGGTCGGGACACCGTCGACCAGTCGCCGGTTCGTGATCGCAGACGGGTTGAACAGTTCAATGGCAGTCGGATAGTTCCGTGCGTCTACCGACACGACCTGGCCCCACACGTTGCCGTCTGTCGCCATCGACCACGCCATCTGATAACGCCACACGTCAGGCTGCACCAGGGTCGACGGGGCAGCAATCACAGTCGGTACAGGGACCACCGGAATGCGTGCATTTCCGTCCGTACGGAACACGTCGACCGGCAAAGACGCCACACTCGACGCGATCAGGTCGACACAGGCCCACACGGCAGCGTCGTGCAGTGCACGCTCGACCGTGACCAGCCGTCCCGTGTCAGCCACAGCAAACGGACCGTACTGGTGGCCCAACTGTGACATGGCGTACGTCGAACGGGTCTCACCACGGTCGTTCTGTCGTCCGAATCTGAACAGGGTCATTTCTCAACCAACCATCCGGCCACACACAGCAGCACACCGACCGTGACCAGTCCGGCCACCGTCCCCAGCACGAAACCGGCCGCTGTGAACGCCACAGCACCGGCAATCTTCAACACGTCTGACAGGTCCACAGGTCTCCTAGTACGCCACTAGAGGTTTCTCGGCCTCGTCGTCGTCACGGTCCAGCAGCTGTGCACCCCAATACGCCAACGATGCTGCGACCAGCGGTGAAATGTCCTCGACGGCCGACCGTCGTGCCCATGCCCACGAATCACCCAACCGCCTGGTACGGGCAGCAGCAACGGCCGCAGTCAGTACTGGTTGCCGACGGTGCTGCAAGTTCCCTGCACCCACAGCGTCGTAGAACCGTGTGCACGCACCAGCAAAGTCCCGTGCCCCCGTCTGGATCACACGGACACCAGCCGCCAACAGGTCAGGAATCATGCTGCCGGCCGGACCGACACCGTCAACGACGACCGCAACGGGCTGCCACCGTTCCCACCGCTGCACCATCCATTCCACAGCGTCTGCCGTACGCACCTGGTCTGCGACCTCGACGACCATGCCGTCCGAAACGCACACGGTGACCACCGACCGGTCCGGTGGCATGTCGAGTGCAAACACCAGCCGTTCGTCGTCGATCAACGCATTGTCGTCGCCACACTGGTCCCACAGCTCTGGAGGAATCTTCGACGAGTCCGTTCCCTGCAACCAGACACCCAACCGTTCGACCGCAAACACCTTGTCAGGCAACGACCGTCGTTCAGACTCGACGAACTCGGCGTCGATCCTGGTACCCATCGCCGGGTTTGCCTTCGCCCACACTTCAGGTGACTTGGGGTCGGCATCATGGTCGTTCGACCATTCCAACCAGCACAACCGGCCTGGTTCCGACGACTCTGCACGAACACGCATCCGACGCACATGCTCGGACCCCTCGTCCATCGACGGGGGACTAGAAGTCGTGTACCAAACCTGTGGGTTCGGACGGGCAGACAACGTCGGGAACAATGCCGCCAGAATGGCCGGCGGCACCTGGTACGCCTCGTCCATCAACACACAGTCACCCGACATGCCACGGCCGGAACCACCAGACCGGGCAATGAACCGCAACCGCTGACCAGACTTCAGCTCGATGCCTTCTTCGCCATGGGCAGTACGGACACGCTGCACATGCCGCTCCAGGTCACCGTTCGACTGGACAAGCTGCAAGATACGTCGGAACGCCTCCTGTGCCGTCTTGAACTCATGGGCACTGTGCAAGATCAGTTCCTCACCACCGAGAAACAGTCCGAACAGTTCCCGCGCCTCCAAAATGGCACCCTTGCCGTTCTGACGCGGAACGATCAGCCCGACCTCCAACGCAGACCAACGACCGTCCGGCGCTTCGCCCAACGCCTCCTCGAGCACCAGCCGCTGCCACGGATCAAGTACCAGGCCACACGACTCGGCCAGCTCGACGGCCTCCGCACCAGCAGAACCAACAGACTCCGGGACGCTACACAGCGTCGGAACCTGCACGCCTAACGGCGCGTCGTGCAGCCAAGTCATCAAGTGCCGTCCCTTCAGCCGGTGGTGCCAACTCCGACAAGTCTGCCAGACACGCACGCAGTTCCCGAACCAGGGACGCCAAACCACCACCGTCGTCCGCAACGATCGCAGCCACCAACCGGTCACGCGCCATCACCAGGTCGGCCACACGATCCGGCCGCACGACCTCGACAACCTCAGGCTTCGCTGCCGGCCGCTTACGAGCTGGCCGCTTCGCCGCAGCCTTCTTCACAGGACGCTCATCAGCCATCACACACCCCCGAATGACGTGGTGGGGAGAGAAAGAAAAAGGGGCGCAGTGGGGTCTACCGGCCGTCGCTCGCTAAAAAGGCGCGGGCCTCGCGCCGGGCCTCGGCCTGTGGACAACGTGCACCGAGGGTCGTGGCCTGTGGACAACTTCACCATTGGCGTGTCGGCCGGACCAGGCTGATGTCTGTACGTCGTCCCTTGCGACTGTTGCACGACCGGTGTGCAGGTGCCAGGTTCGACCGGTCGTGTGCCAGTTCGGGATGGTCGACCAGCGGCAGGATGTGGTCGACGGTGTCGGCACCAGGTAGTCCACACAACCAGCACACGTCGGACTGGTCGAGCACGGCACGCCGGATGCGTTGCCATGGTCGGCCGGTCCGGCCGTGAGACTTCACACGTTCAGCCACCAGAAACCTCGATCCGCATTGTGCAGTCGTTGGGCGACAGTAGCCGCAACGTACATCGGACCGTACAGAATGTCAGACCTTTGGACCGTTGCCACCAGTGGCACGTCTGATGTCTGCGTCAGTGATCCTACGTCCCTGTGCGTGCCGCTCAACGAACTGCAACGGTGGCAGGTCACGACCACACGTGCGTGCCACGTCAGAACACCAGCGGCACAACCTCGATCCCTGCGTCCGTGGAGGAACGAACCGGTTGACACGTAGACACGACTGGCACCACGGATCGTTGCTGTTCGCCAGAGCAGCAGTGGCCTGGTCGGTGAGACTGTCACGCCACCGGCCGGCAGGTGGACGCCACGCACGAACCACAGCCTGTGCACGAAGCAGAGCACCAGCAGCTTGTGCCAACGCCCGTTCTAGTTCGTCCTGTGCCTGCCGCACAGGATCAGCAGCAGCGCCACCAGTTGCCAGTTCCCCGGTCGGGTCGGACACGTCGTTACGAGAACCGGAACCAGCACCCCCAGTCGGATAACCGGGCTGCAGTTCGGACAAGGTGCGCAACACCAGCGGCAGGTGTTTCTCGATGTCGACGGCCAGACTGACGCACGTTGTTGCGTCCCGCCTTGCAGTGTTCTGTCCCATGCCTGGCAGGCTACCGGCTGGTGGCTGGTGTGTCTGTGGTGGAGGTTAAAGGTTCGGCAGCCGCTGTTTTCTCTGAGCCTGAGGGCAGATGGTGAGGGTCTAGCGCCCGCGCCGTGTGGGGACGCTAGTTGTTTTCCCTTCGCCGTCGGTTGACGGGTCGGACTAGCGGCGGTCGGGGATTACTCGACTGCACTACCGGGCATCTCTCTGCGGGCTGCCACGTGTATGTGTGTGGTGTGGTCGCCGTCCACTGTTCGCCCAGGTGTCCCGTTACCGAACCTGCCGCAGAGCATGGGGGTAGTTGCCCCTCTGACGGGCGACGGCACCGAGGGCTAGTCGGCCACCCCTTTTATTTGATAACGTCGGGGTCAGACGTTGGAAGCGTTGGCACCTTAGGTGCCGGAAGGTCCGTCCGCAACTGGTCCCCTGGCCTGGTGTGGACGGACCTTCGTCGTTACTGGCCGACGTGTTCCTCGATGCGTGCCAGGTACTCGATGTCGCAGAGCACGTAGCCGTGTGCGGCCATGCGCCAGATGACGCCACGTGCCAGGTGCAGCGTTGCGTCGTTCGACTCGCCGCAACGGCAGTCGTCGATGCGGCGGTGCAGGATGCGTGCCAGCTCCACGGCAGGGTCGTCTGCGTGGACATGCCCGTGTGTGTGGCATGCCTGGTCGAAGTGCGACGGGTCAGGCCATTCGTCGGTCATGTCGGGTTCCCTTCAGTGCAAAGCATCAAACAAAGTTGGGGCAGATTCCTGTTCATCAGTCGGAATCTGCACAGGTCGTGGTGTCGGTTTCAGGTTTAGTGC